ACTAATTTTTCGACCATGGTCAATCACCCTTATATAATTGTTTTTTCATAGCGGTGATTTGGTCGTCGGACAGAATCTTTAATGCTTCTTCTGCTTTCGCATCGGAGTAGCCATAATATTCTTTTACGACATTCAAATCACTGCTTTGAGCCTTTTTGTGCCATTTACTGTATGGGCGCTTTTGGGCTCTAACAATATTTATAAGAAAGTCATATTTGAGTTTATTGTCCAGAGTCGAAAACTTATTCATCTCGTTCGCCCAGAGAACAGTATCTCTATGAAACGAGAGTGCTCGATTCACCATAAATGCAGAATATGACTTTTCATCCTGCTCAGTCAGCAAAGCATACTCTTTCGTCTGTAGAATAGACGGAATGATTTCTTTAAATAAGTCAGCCATTGAACTTACACTCCACCATCATCTCAGTTAGACATGCGGTGAGGTTCAGTTCCTGATCAGCGACAAACGCTGCCTGATATTGATACTTTGCGAGAATCAAAACAGCATTCGGAATCGTGGACTTATCCATAATGTCATATAGACTGTCATAGATTTTGCGATAAATCTTTGCAGGGTCATCGCTACCGAAATCAGCAACCCACTTACGCATTGCTGAAAAGTTTTGTTCTTTGAGGGACTTGACCAACTCACTGATCGAAACGTCAGCAATAGAAGTCAGAATGCCAGTATCAATCTTGCCGCTGACAGAATAACGCTGGAGTTCATTTAGAACACGACGATAATCTGGGAAGTGCTTCTTGACAACTTCAGCCAGTACTGCCTTATCATACGGAACCTTTTCGCCAGTAAGAATTTCCGATGCACGCTTCATGAACGCCATCGCCATCTTCGGCTTATCTTCTTTGCGCAGTTTGAATTCAATCACCGCACATCGACTATGCAAAGGTTCAATGATTCGATTCTTGAAGTTACAGGTCATGATGAAAGTGCAGTTATGTGCAAACTCTTCCATCGCCGCACGCATGGCTGGCTGAACACTATTTGGATTTAGACCATCAGCCTCATCAATAATGATGACTTTCTTGCCACCACTCAATGACATTGCAGAAGCATAATTTTTTATCTTCATTCTAAAAGTATCAATGCCGTTCTCATCAGAACCATTGATCAACAAATAATCGCATCCAATTTCCTCGCAAATTGCTCGAGCGACAGTAGTCTTACCTGTCCCCGCGCTTCCACAAAGCAATAAGTGGGGGACTTCTTTTCTATCGACATATGACTGAAAAGTCTTTTTCAATTCATCTGGTAAAATGCACTCCTCTACAGTTTTTGGTCTGTAAAGTTCCACCCAGAGAGATTCTTTCATAATATATTCTCCAATTTCTTTTTCACCATTCCTGGAATCCAGCCGATCGGTTCTTCTCCAGGATAACAACAAACACATTCACTCGAATCAATATTTTTATACCATCGTTTACCAACCCTTGCTTTTGCAATGTTCGCTTTTTTTTCTTCTGAACAAGGTCCAGTTAGTATACCTTTTTTTAGGCTTGACATCAACTGTTTTGTTTCATCAGAGTGTTTTCTGCCATAAAAATTGTTTTTATCACCATAACAATTTTGCTTCGCTGCTGATAATTTTTTTCTGACTTCTTCATTCCATGGCTTATCTTTGTTCCATGGAATTCGCCCCTTATTGACTTGATTGCCCCACATCTGACCCCATTTATTGTTAGTCAGATCTGCGCCTTCGTCGATAAGTTGATCGCTGATTGATGGGTTTTCTTGAAATTCTATTTCAAGAATTTCGCAAAATTTCTTTGCTGAATGGTAGGTATAAATAGACATGCTGGTGCTCCTCTTTAGCATTAGAGCAGGTGGATGTTGACGCATCGCGACCTGCACTTCTATTTATACAAGATTGTTACTCTGTAACAATCCGTCGCCATTTTCCGTTTGTCATCAAGTACACTTCACCATCAGGACCAACTGTCAAACTTGCGGTAACATGCTTTTTTGTACCAGGAATATAATCTGGTCCTGGGCTGTAAACCGATAGTCTATTACCACTACCACCAGGACCACCATAAGCAAAATAATCAACGGCTTCGGGTCCAGGCTCCATAAATTGCATGGGTTTCTTCGGAGCAAGTTCACCATACTCAGAACCAATTGTCAATTTGCCATTGTAACCAGCGGCTTCGATTTGTTTTACTGCATCGCTCTTTTCCGTAGAAGCAATGAGTGTTGCAGCAGTAACTGCACCGCCTGCAGCGGCAGCAGTACCTAAACCAAGGAACTGAAAGAAATTACGTCTTTGCATATCACATCTCCATAATAAAGAAGGTTGGGGTGGGAATGGTGAATTCCACGATGAGCAGTCTGGCGGAGAGTACCGTCGGTAAGAAACCGCACCCCAAGACTTTTATTTAGCCACGTTTTCGTATACGGTCTGGAAGTCAGCCTGTTCAGCCACTTCTTCTTCGTAATTGCGCTTGTGGTAAACTTTAGCGAGTTTGCGACTCAATTTTTTAGGAAGTTCGCATTCGTCCTGCATCTTCTGAAGAATTTCCTTAATCAGATCACGCTCGGCTTCAATGCGAGTCATTGAGTTTGAGATTTCCTGGAGGCATCCCAGAACCTTTGCTTTATCTACTTTCATATTATTCTCCGAACGTCGAGGCTGCTGCTTCAATTGCGATGTAGTAGGTGATCGGTACAGACTTATGCTTGAACTGAGCCAGACCCTTCTTCGCGATTGCAACATCATACGAACCTTCAAGCAACTTGAAGTTTTCGACTTTCATTACAACCTTGAATTCCTTACCTTCAGCAGTACCAATTTCAATCTTGGACTGATCAGCAGAGCAGTC